ATGTTTGAGACACTCTTTAAGTTTGTCTGCTAACGCACCACCATGATTTCTAGATATATCTGAATTAGTATAATTGATTTTAGGTGTTTTATTGAATAGAGATTTAGTAGCAACAAAGAACTTACCATTCTCTGGATTGATACCACAGAATACAGCAGGTGCACCATCCCACTTGACGGATACGGTAGACCCCTTTTTGCCTTGTAACATCTTTTTGATAGACTTTAAAAATTCAATTGCGGTTTTAGCACCTTTAGTTCCATTATTAATTATTTCGTCTTCCAAATGCTCAAGATGTGTATTTCTATCTTCTACAAGATAGTCTTGAAATTTCTGCATTTAACACTCTCTCCATTAGTATATTATATACTATTATTTATAATAGTCAAGCATTAACCACAGGTTTCGGCATCTAATAATTTCTTAAACTCTTTATTAAGACCCCCTTGAAACTGAGGATCAGGATTAAATGACCCCTTATATCTAACTTCTAAATCTAATAAATTTATTGACTTTGAAGTTCCTTTTACTAACTTAAAAAATATCTTAGCAGCTTCAGATTTTTGCGTTGCTTCGGTATCTTGTATTACCCTATAAGGACCCCTGTACTTTTCTTCAATTCTTTTTATTCCACACAAAGTTGTTTTTAGTGGTAAAATTTTTGCTGGAGATATATTGACATCACCTGATGTTTTAACCTCTGCAATACCTGTAACTAAAGCAAAATCAAAATCTTTTCCTTCTAAATCTTTTGCGTCAAGTTCTTTAAAAAGATATCGTTTTAGTATAATATTAATTAAATTTTCTGCTAATTTAGGACCTGCTGTATCAATAAGTTTTTCAAATGACTTCCATAATTTATTATTTTTCTTTTCAGATAATTTTTGATTTACAAAAAAACGCATACTTTTTGGATCTCTAGTATTTGAATCAGAGTATCCATCATTTGATGTTGCATATCCTTTAGTATCAATATATGATTTACTAAATTGATTTTTATCCCTATTCTTTGCTTCGAACAGTTCTTTTTTATTACTTCTTTTTAGAGAATCAAAATCTTTTATATCTTTTTTTAATATTATCTTTTTACCTACTGCTTCAATAACTAAATCAGCAAAGTAATTTATTCTAGTTTCAACTAATTGTTTTTTTAATTTTGAAAATTCTTGTCCATCAAATGCACTCGCAAATGCTTTGTTTATAAGGGTAGGATCTTGTGCTTTTACTGTTTGTTTTTTCTTTAGCGATACGCCATAAAATAATCTTCTATTTTTTGTAACAATAATATCTGCTGAGTTATAATCTTGAAATCCAAAAGCACTTATTTGAAACTTCTCTACCTCATCAGGCCACTTATTACCAGTCATGTAAGTAATAACATTACCTTCAGTATTCATGTAGTTTCTTATTGCTAACGCAGCCGATATACCTACAGCCATGTCAGCAACAGATTTAGGATTATTTGAATCTACTAAACTTAAAAAACCAGTTCTTATTGTAGATGTAGCAAACTTTACATCTTTACCAACACCTTTTTTTAGTAACGATTGTAACTGTGCTACTGTTTTAACTTTTCTTAAAAAAGTCGAATTGTATTGTAGTGCTATTGCAGTTGTTATTTCAGATGTTTCATATGCCATACTGCTATTTATATAACAGTATCACCGTTTTGTCAAGCTTTAAATAGGTCCTGCTTTACACTTAAATACTAGTGAAATTCTAAACTTATCACTTTCAACTGCTCTTGCAACATGAGGGATTCTTGCGTCAAAGACTACAACACGCCCTGCTCTTGGCCAGTATGATTTTACAATGTTCATATTCGGGTTACCATTAAGTCCGTAAGGTGTATTGATTGCCATTGCCTTCATCTCATCATTTAGATTAGGTGTCCAGAACTCAATTGAACCGCCATCTTCTGGTCGCCAGTCAGGTGTTAGATATACAATAACTGTGTATTGATCGCCAGTCCAACCATCTATATGAATGCCACCTGATTGTCCTGCATGATGACCATTGAGATAATGTCTTAATAATTTTGCTCCAGGATTTACTTTATCCCAAATCTCTTTTACCCAATCTTGTTCAATCTCATAATCAACTTCTTCAGTATCACTACCACCTAGATGAATATGTTTATAACCAGGTGTCTTTGCCTCGTCTTTCATTTCTGGTGTAGAATACCAACCATCTTGCCAATCTAGTTTCATAACAATATCGTGATATCTTCTTATATCTTCTTCAGATATTGTTTCATCTGCGGCTCGTATGATTTGATGATAGTCGCCACCTGCTAAAGCATCAGCATTTATTGAATAAACTTTATCAGTTTTAGTATCTGTAATCTCAAACCTACTAGGACTCTCTGGATTACCTATTGATTTAATATCAAATTTTTTTTCGTCTGAAACAGTATTTACTTCAGTTTTTAGTTCTGAAGCTGATTCAGGATTATTCATATCAATTATTTTTGTCATGTTAATGTTTCGTCTCCTGTTCTTCTTCTTCTTCAAATAGTATCATGGTAATCAAACTATAAATTGCCATGTCCATTAATGTATCTTTAATACCTTCTTCTTTAAATTTAAATTCACCCTTCTTGATGAAGTTACTTATTCGAGCATATTTATCACCCATACGAACAACAGAACCTTGCCAAGCAGATATGCCTGATAATTCTGATAATCGAAAGTTAGCAAAGATATCTTCATTCGCACCATAATCATGCCTTTTCTTATCATGTAATTCTTTTATTACATCTAAAATTTCATAAAATCTTTTACTTTGTTTGTTCATATCATCCATTATATTTTTCCTAGTGTTAAATATTTAACAACTCCTCCATTTAGTTCCCATTGTTTATATTTGTTTTGTAGGTCGCAAACCTTTTGTGCGTCATCTTCAAATTCAGATTCAGTAATTATGCTGCCAGTTGGTTTTTCAATGACCAACCAACGAACTTTACTTCTTCTTTTGACAAGTTTCATTTCATAAGACAACTTATGTTTTTTTGCTCTTGTTTTCTTTGCGACCTTTTTTTTCATATTTACTCTTTTGCTTCAGTAGCAACTTCTTCGGCTTTAGGTTCTTCAACCTCAGCAGAAGCTGGTACGTTGTCTTGAATAAACTTTGCATGATGAGCTACAATTATTTTGCAATTTTGTAAATCAGCATTTAAGTTATTGATTTGTTTTTGGTAATTACCTACCTGTACGATAGCATTCTTTATTTCAGCATTGAATTTAGATTCATCATACCATTTGTCGTTTAGTTTTATAGCCATTTGTTTCTCCTTTTGGTTATACTTTAAAATCTGAGAACTGTCCCAGTTTTTTAAATTTATCATTAGATGATAATGTCTCTTGACCACTATCAACTAAATCTGTTTGTGCGTTTTGTTCTACATCATAGAAACGCATTTTAGACCTATCAACACCAAGTATAAACTTTCTATTTACAGTTGGGTCATTATATCTATTCTTTAATTGTTTGACCATTATCTGGTTCTTTTCTTCTAGTTCTTCACTACTAATCAGAGCAAACATAAAGTCTGCTGTCGCAGGAAGACCAAAACTCTCTGAGGTATCTTCTAGACCCACATCACTACTTACAAAACCACCTCTTGTAGTTTGAGTAGCAGAAAAAATAGGTAAGTCATGTTCTACTGCAAGGCCTCTAAGTTCTTCAGCAATCGCTTTGATGTAAGTATAACTATTCACATTTGCACCTGCTTTAAATCTAGCACTAGCACATATATTCAAATAATCTACAAATACAATATCAGGTTTAAAAGATTTCTTTAAAGCCAACTCACTAATTAAATTCTTAAAATGTGCTACAGAAGCTGAAGCAGTAGGATATTCTTTGATAATTAATTGACCTGTTGTCTTACTTTGTAATTTATTAATCTTTGTCTCATACATTGTATATGGTAATTCTTCTAAATCACTCATACCAACATTCAATAAGTTTGCGTCTATTCTCTCAGCAATTCTTTCTTCAGCCATCTCTAAAGTTATATACAATACA